GCCGAGGAAGCGCACGCCGGTCGTGGCCGCGACCCTGCCGATTCGGCCGGGCAGCGCTCCAGCGGCGGAGGCCGCGCGCCCCGGCAGGCCGCGGAAGAATCCGACGACGCTGCCGACCGCGCCGCGGGTGGTGGCGACGGCGCGCCCGCCCATGGAGGTGAAGCGTCCGGCGACCGCGCCGGCGAGACCGGACAGTGCGCCCTGGACACGGCCGGGCAGCGAGGTCAGCCACCGCGCCGCGGTGGTGACCAGGCCGGGAATGCCCGTCGGGCCGATCACGGTGTCGTACAGCCACCGATAGACACCGATGACCTTGGAGACGACGCCGCGCCACACGCCGTACAGGCGCGACATGGCGCCGAAGTAGATCCCAGCCCACGTCAGGACCACCTTCAGAAGCGTCCCGATGTCCGACAGGAGTTGCTTGGTGTGGGGGGCGGCGCCGCCCATGGACTCGAAGAAGTTGCCCATGCCCGCGCCGACGTCGGCGAGCAGTTCCTCGAACCCCTCGAACACGGGCTCGATCTGCGTCAACATCCGGTTGAAGCCCGGCAGCATGTTCTTGGCCATGCGGTCGACACCGGACGTCAGATTCTCGGTGATCCCGCTGTCGGCGACGATCTTGAACGACTTGCGGATCTCCGGGGCCAGATCCTCGACGGTCTGCTCGACGTCCTCGAACGCCTCGGCGATCGGCTCGACCATCGGTTTCGCCGCGGTCTTGAACACGTCCTTGGCCGTGTCGGCCAGTGACCCGGCCGCCTTCTTCACCCGCGGCTCATCCTTGACCAGCGCGTACGACAGGCCGATCACGCCGAGCCCGCCGGCCAGGCCCGTGCCTAGAGCGGCGAACGCCCCGATAAACGTGCTCGCCGCCGCGGCGCCGGCGCCCTTGAACAGGGGCCCGGACGCAACCGACATCAGCACGTCGCCGGCGGCAGATGCCCCCGCCCCGACCCCGCGCATCAGCCGGCTACCGAACCCCCGCCCGGAGGCGGAGCCTTCGGCGACGAACCGGCCGCGGGAGTCCCGCAGTCGTCCCGCCGTGTCGCGCTCGAACCGCGCCACGTCGGCGGAGGCGCGGGCCAGGCTGCGCCGTAGCGGCTCGTCGACGTCGCCCAGGTCCCGGGCGGCGCCGGCCGCCTGGACCAGCGCCGCGGTAGCCCGCTCGCCGCCGGCAGCGACGCCGTCGCCCAGCGCCGAGCCCATGAGCGCGCCCTCGGTGACGAACGTCCCGCGCATAGTGCGCAGCCGGCCGTCCGTGTCGCGCTGAAGGTCGCGCATCCCCCGCTCTGTGCGGTCGAGGCCGCGGCGCATGCCGGAGTCGTCGGCCTCGATGTAGCCGACCAGCTCGCCGACGGTCAACGCCATGCCGCACCCCCTTCCGGTGGTTGGGGGCGCGCGGCAGGTCAGTGCTGCGGCGTGCCGGGGGCGGGGGGTGGAGCGAAGCGGCGGGCGAGGCGGGAGTCAGCCGACAGCAGGGCGAGGATGCGCAGCCGCAGCCAGCGCCAGGACCGTTCGCGGAGGATGCCGGTCCCGACGTCGACGCCGTACGTCTGGTGGAGATCGGCCTCGATGAGTGGCCACTCCTCCAGCAGCGCGGCCCACGTCAGGTCGTCGCGGCCTTGCGGGCGCTCGCGGTAGCCTTCCGGGCGCTCGTACCACTCGTAGAGCCCCGTCGCGGGGTCGACTTCGCCGCGGCCGAGCCAGTCTTCTTGCTGGCCGCGCGGCGAGCTGCCCGGTTCGGGGCCGGCTGAGAAGGGGCGCCGGCCCGCGCCCAGAACTCGCGGGCGTCCTCGACGCCCGAGACGATCCACAGCATCGCCGTCTTCCCGGCGTGGCGGATCCACGACCAGTCGACGCCGTCGGCCAGCAGCTCGTCATACATGGGGCCGAGACAGAGCCGGAACAGGTCGAGTTCCTGCTCGTCGTCGAGGAGTTCGGTGTCGACGCTCTCGCCGCCGGCGACCATCTGCACGGCCAGGTTCGTGATGCGCTGGACCTTGAGCCCGTCCTCGCCGGACGGGCTCGGGATGCGGTAGAGCTTGCCCTTGATGGGCAGCTCCAGCGCATCGTCAAGAAGGCTGTCCAGCGCCTCGAAAGCGGTCGCCATCAGGCACCACCACCGGTCAGGGGGTTGGTGATCGGGGTCAGCGGCCCGGAGCCGGTGAACGTGGTCTGCACCTGGTCGAGCGCGGTCGCCTCGCCGCCCTGCGGCTCCCAGGCGGGCAGGCCGCGGCCCTCGTATGCCTCGGGCAGGCCGTTGCGGTCCATGAACCGGAGGTGCACCTCGTGCTCGTCGCCGTAGGCGAACGCGGCAAGCCGGATCTTCTCGTGCACGGAGCTGTAGGCGGTCGCGTCCTTCGTGGTCTTCCGGTTGAACGTGGAGACCACTTCCCAGCTCTGCGAGGTCTTGGTGTTCTCCGTCCACCCGTCGGTGTCGTAGCTGGTGGAGTCCTCGTGGTTCGGCGGCGCCGTCCACTGGAACTCCGTGATGCCGGGGCACAGCTCCCATACGGGCGTTTCGGCGGTGCCGGTGTTGATCTCAAGGCGCCAGCGACGCGCCAGAGCGGTCACCGGGGTGGGGGTCGGGGCGGGCGTCGTCATGACGCGGCCCTCCCTTCTACTCGTAGAGGTGAGGTCCGGGCCGGACGGCCCGGAGGTAGTAGTTCGCGGCGACTTCGGCGCGGCCCTGGGCGTCTTGGCCAAGCGGGGCCTGCGACCGGCGCCACGACAGCGCGATGTGCACGCTGCCGAGCGGGTAGTGCTCGCGGCTGTGCAGCAGGTCGCGCACGGCGTCGGCGACGTCCTCGACCGGGCGGGGGTCCGGGCCGGAGCCACGGATACGCACCTGCATGCCGGTGATCACGTTCGACGTGAGGTCGCCCTCGTCGACGGGGTACGGGGTCAGGCACACGATGCGGTCGGGGGTCTCGGGCATGACGCCGGCGGTGATGCCGGTCTCATCCGGGCCGTAGACGCCGGTCGGCCGGTAGATGCCGACGCCGGCGCCGGCGAGGAGTTCGGCGAGTCCGCCGACCACGTCGCGGGTGAAGCTCACTGAGCCCACCTGCGCAGCTCGGCCGCGAGGATCTGCGCGACCACCTCGCGGGAGCGGTTCATGGGGTCTTCGAGGTACTTCGCCTTGCGGCCCGGGTCGTGCCGGTAGTCCATCTGTTCGTGCTGACGGACGGCATAGGGGGTGTCGTAGGACACGGCGGCCGTGAGCTGCCGCTCGTCGACGCTCGCGGTACCGGAGCGTTCGAGCGTGGCCTCCTCAATGGGGACCTCATCGCGGGACTCGGCGAGCACGTGCTCGGCCGCCAGGCGCACGCCGCGGGCCGCGGCGCGGCGGCCCTCGCCGTCCCACTGGGCGCGGCCGGTGAACCGCAGACGGGCATGCTGCGTCACGTGAGCTGCACCTCCAGATGCTCAGGAACGGGCAGCGCGCCGGCGTCGCGGCGCAGTGCGGCAATCACGGTGGTGCGCCGGCCGTCCGGCAGCGTGATGCGGGACTTCGGCGGCGCGGTGGTGGACAGCGGCGCGTACGCCGTCGAGGTCGACGTCACCTCGTCGCCCGTGGAGCTGCGGACCATGCGGGTCTGCTCGTCGAGCAGACAGCGCACGGTGACCGGGGCGGAGTAGACGGGCCCGTACGCGCCGGTGCCCTCGTACGCCTCGACGACGACGCGGTGTGGCATGAGCCATCGGGGCAGGTTCACCAGATCACCCCCGGCAGGAGCCCCGCGCGCCGCAGTGCGCGGTACGCGCGGGGGCCGAGGGTGCCGGCGGCCGGCGCGGTGTCCAGCCGGCCGGACAGCTCCACGGACCCAATCCGTACGGTGTCGTAGCGGCCGGTCGCGCCGGTGCCGTCGTCGTCGGCGGCGAGCTGGTACTCGACCTGAGCGCACGTCGCGTCGGCGAGGGCCTGGCGGTCGGCCGGATCGGTCGGCATGCCCGCGGCGTCCGTGGCGTAGACGGCGGCGAGTAGCACGTCGTCGACGTCCTCGGACGCGCGGGCGAGCAGCCGCTCGACGTCCGGCGGGGCCGGCTGCCCGGTCCACGCCGACAGCTCCTCGGACGTGGCGTAGACACGGGCCACCGTTCACCCCTCCTTGCTGGTCCTGCGGGAACGCGAACGCCCCGCGGGTGCGTCGGCCGGCGGGGCGTCGGGGGCGGTGTCCGGGGGCGGAGTGCCGCCCGGGTCCTCCGGGTCGTCCGGCGGGTCCGGCTCGGTGTCGACCGGCTCGACGCCGTACCCGTGCCGCCGGAAGTACGCGAGTGCGCCCTCGTTGTCGGTCTCGGCGGTGCCCTGGGTGAACCAGATGCCGCCGACCTGTCCGTTGAACTCCTCCACGGGAGCGGTGATCGTGTGCTTCATGCCTCGCCTCACTGGACCTTGATGTTGCGGAAGACGGATGCGGCCTTGGTCGCCTTGAGGACGACGCCGACCGGCCCCATCTCGACTTCACCGCGCTTGACGGCGCCGGCGCTGGTGAAGTCCGGCAGCCACGTGCTGACCAGCTCGCCGCCGACGGTGGAGACACCGTGGAAGCCGTCGAGGCCCATCCGGACCGCGTACAGGTCGGTAAGACCCGTGGTCGACACGGTCGCGACGGTCCGCGTCTCGATGGGGATGATGGGGGAGTTGGACCCGGCCTTGGTGCCCGGGTCGACGAAGACCACGCCGCCGTACGTCTCGCGCACGATGGGGCGGCCGTTCGCGCCGATCAGGCCGTCGATGGGGTCGCGGGTGTACTGCCCGGCCCGGCGGGCGAGCGCGCGCACCCGGGCGAGCGCCTTGCTGTTGCCGAAGACCATGGACGGGGTGCCGTCGAGCAGTGACAGCCACTCGTCGAGTGCGTCGAGGGCCTTCTGCTCCGCGCGGGGGTCGGTGTCGAAGTCGGTCCAGTCGGTGACCGCGGCGACGTTGTGCTCGGTGGCGCTGCCGGTGAGCGCCTTGTCGAGACCGTCGAAGCCGTTCGCGTCGGTCGCCACGTCGCCGTTGATCACGGCGTCCTGGAAGCGGGTGCGCGCGGCCTTGATCTTCTGCACCATGTTCAGCGCCACGGCCCCGGACGCGGCCGGGCCGATCTTCGCGATTACGCGGTCGATCTCGAAGGATCCGCCGAGCACGGCGAGGTCCACGGTGTAGCGCTGGCTGGTGACGTTGCTCGGGGTGTACTCGGTGTTCAGGGCGCGGAAGTCGGCGGTCGGCTGGGTGACGAGACGCCGGTAGCCGTACGTCATGGTCGCCCCGCCGCCGGCGGGGTTGACGACGTCGTCGAAGGTGAGGGCGTCGAGGATCGCCGACTCCTTGCGGAACTCGTCGATGACCTGCACGTCGACGGCGTCGACGGCGTTGTTCCGGGCCTCTGCCAGGGTGACGGGCATGGGTGGTGGGTCTCCTTGTCTAGCCGCCGCTGAGCGCGGCGGATACGGCGTCGCTGAGGGTGGCCGGGGCCGTGGGCCCGGCCCCTGAGTTGGTGAAGTCGGCGCCCCCGCGCGCGGGCCCGACCACGGCCGCAAGGCGCGGGTTGGCCTGTACCGCGGCGGTGAGCGCGGCCGTTACCGCGGCGGTGTCGGTCGGGTCGACGGCGGCGAGCGCGGTCATGGCGGCCTGTGAGTCGAGCACGGCGGCCAGGTCGACGCCCGCGGCCGGCGCCGCGGCGATGACTGCGGACTGCACGGCGAGTTGCCGGGCGGCGGCCTGCCCGTCGCTGACGGTGCTCTGCGCCCATCGGGGCAGGCGCGTCACGTCGCCCTCGGCGGCCGGCTGCACGGGCGCTGCGGGCGCCGTGGGGGCGGCCGGCGTGGGTGCCTGGGGCTGCTGCGCCTGCTCGGCGGCGGCGGCGCGGGTGCGGTAGCCGGCGGCCTCGGCGCGGGTGTCGCGGATGAGCGTCTGCGCCCACTCGGGCAAGCTCGCCACGTCCTGCGCCTGCGGGACGGCCGGCGGCGCCGCCGGGCCCGGCGCGGGGGCCGCGGGGGCGGCCGGCGGTGCGGGCGACGGTGCCGGCGCCGCCGGGGCGCCGGGCGCGGCCGGGGCCGCGGGAGTCGTCGGGGCGGTCGCCGCGGGGGCTGCGGGGGTCGGGGTGGACATGGGGCCCTCCTGGAGCCGTAGTCGGAGCAGGGGCGCGCCTGGCGCCCTGCGCGGGGGGATGCGAAACGGGGCCCGCGCCTGGCGGGCCCCGTCGGGGTGGTGGTGCTGAGGGGGGCGGCTAGCCGGTGGTCTCCTCCTGGGAGGACAGCGGGCGCCGCTCGGTGTAGCCGCGAATCCACGCGGTACGCAGGACGGAGGTGCGCGGGTACGGGCACGTGCGTACGTCGTCGCCGCGCGCGCCGGCGTCGCGGCCGGCGGTGATGGCGCGGGTGATGTCCTCGCGCGTGCCCATCACGTCCCCTTTACCGTTTGTTCTGCTGGTCGGACTCGTTCTTGCGGGCGCCGGCGGCCCACCGCTGCGGCTGACCGGTGGCCTTCTCGATGAACTCGGCCTGTGTCATGCGGCCGTGCGTCGCCCACCACTCGCGCAGCTCGTCGGACGCGCGCGCGTGCGCGACGCGCGCGGGCCCGGAGAACAGCGTAAGGGGATTGATGCCCGCGGCCTGGGCGCGGCGGTTCAGCAGCTCGCCGCGGCAGTCCTCTTCGGCCCGTAGGTACTGCGTGTAGACGTACTCGTCGTACAGCGCTCGGGCCTCGCGACGGGTAATCCGCCGCTCCTCCTGCTCCTGCTCGGCCGGTGGCGCGGTCGCGGCCTGGTCGTCGCCGACGGCAGCGGCCCATACGTCGTCGTCGGCGTAGGCGCCCCACCCCGCGGGGTCGGGCGCCGGCGCCATGGCGTCGGCGAGGGCCTGGCGGTCGGCGAGCAGGTCGAGCACGGCGTCGCCGCTGGCGGCCGGCTGCGGAAGGTCGACGGCGTCGCGACGGTCCATCTCGGCGGCGATGCGGTCGAGTTCGCCCGCGTTGGCGTACTGCATCGCCCACGCGAGTTCGTCGTCGCCCACGGCCGAAAGGTCGTCAAGCAGGCGCCCGCCGGGGAACAGGCGGGCGAGCAGGTCGCGGCGGTGCGCCTCGGCGGCGAGCATGGCCAGGGTGCCGGGGTCGGCGTCGCGGGCGCGGGCGGCGAGTGCGTCGTCGGACAGCCGGGCCAGCTCGGGCCGCACGCCGGGCAGGCGGGCGGCGAGGTCGCGCCGGTCCATCTCGACCATGACGGCCAGGAGGTCACTCTCGGTGTCGAGCAGGGGCACGGCGCGGGCGAGCTGGTCGTCGCCGAACGCGGTCAAGTCACCATCGGTGACCGCGGCCCGGACGGCGGCGAGTAGCTGCTCGCGGTCGCGGCGGTCCAGCTCCGCGGCGGCGCGGGCGAGGGCCCGCTCGTCGAGCGTGCCGGCGCGCACCGCGGCGGCGAGCTGATCGTCGCTCATCTCCCGCACGGACAGGTCATCGCCGGACCGTACGCGGGCGGCCTCGACCTGCTCGGCCGGCGCGGTGCGGCGCGGCTCGGGCAGGTTTCCGGCCCCGGGCTGCTCCCGCCGGGGCAGTCGGCGAAGGTCGGGGTGCGCGGCGAGGTGCGTACGCATGGCGCCTTGCCACTGCCGCACCTTGGCGCCTGCGGCGCGCTTCGCCTCCGGGGTGACGGCGCCGGCGGCGAGCCGCTTGTATCGGCGTATGTGCCGCTCGATGGCGCGCTGTCGCTGCCCGGCCTCGTACCCCTCGGGGTCGCTGGTGGCCTGCTCAACGCGCGTGATGCCGGGCGTGTACGCGGACACGGAGTGCCGGCAGTTGGGGTGCTGGAGTCCGGCGAGGCGGGCCTCTTCGAGCGATCCGGCGACCCGTACGGGGATCATGCGGCCGTCGTCGACGGCGTGCTCGACGTCGACCGTGCGCGCTCCGGGCGGGCCCGTGAGGGTCAGCACGCGGCCTTCCCACGGGCGGCAGAGCGGGCACTCGCGCGGCGCGTCGGACACGACGACCAACTCGACGCCAGCCTCGCCGAGCGTGCGCATGTGCGCCTCAACGGCGGCCCGCCCGACGGCCGTACGTACGGCCATCTCTGCGTAGGAGGTGAGCTGCCAGCGGCGGCCGGCGCGGTCGACGAACGACCGGATGCCGCGGTCCGCGAACGCCCTCATGGCGTCCTGTGTGGCCTGCCGGCGGGTACCGAGTCCGAGCAGCGGCGTTGCGGTGACCGCGGCGACGACGGCGCGGAAGCCGTCGACGACGGCCCGCAGAATGCCCCTGTGGGTCGAGGTGACGCGGTCGACGGCCTCGACGGCGAGGCGGTCGACAGCCTGCGCCTGCGGGGTGACCTCGTCGACTAGGCGGCGGCCGTCATCCGGCAGGGCGCCCAGCTCGGCGACCGCGGACCTGTGGCCGACGTTGTACGCCTCGGCGACTGCGTCGAACACTTCCAGCTCGACGGCGCGGCCCAACTCGTCAACGACCGCCTGTGCGCTGCGCCTGAGCGCCTGGACAGCGGCGAGCTTCCGCTCGGCCCACCCCGGGGCTTCGAGGCCGTCGGCGAGCTGCCGCGCGATGATCCCGAGTAGCCGCTCCTCGGCCGCGGCGTACAGGTCGCGGGTGCGCTCGGCGAGCGCTTCCACCATGCCTGGGTGAATCGGCACGCGGCACCCCCGGTTCATCTGACGGTGTCTGCGCTCGTTTGCGATGCTTGAGTCGTGGATGGCATAGACGAAGATGACGAGACGGCCACGCAACGAAAGTCAGCACGACACCACCTCCCCAGAGACCACGGGCTTGATTCGGAGGGTGATTTCTTGCTGCACGTTGGTGTTGCGATGGCGGTGGCTCCCTTCCTGCAAGCCGTGGCTTCGCACTTCGGCAGTAAGCTCGCTGGTTCGATCGACGTGTCAACCCGTCGCGCGGTGCGTCGCTTTCTGCGTCGTGAACACCGCCGACTGGAAGAAGTCATGCCTACCAGTCGGCGCACCATCGCCCTCACCACGGAAGACGGCTGGGCCCTAGCGATCGACGTTGATATCCCAGCGGAAGCGCTTGGACAACTGCTCGCGCTCCAAGGAGTTCCATCGCCCCGCTTGGAGGCGAGTCCTGTCCCTGTGTTGGTCTGGAGTGAGTCTGCGTGGCAGGTGACCGGAGTCCGCGACAGCCGCCTTGTCAGCCATGTCTGGGACGCAGAAGCGAGACGCTGGAACTAACCTCCGAGCTGATATGACCCCACGGGGCGAGGGCGGCGGCGCCGGTCTCGCGAGGATCGCGGCAGCCGCCTAGGGCGCTTCGAGGCCCTCGGCGAGCTGCCGCGCGATGATCCCGAGTAGCCGCTCCTCGGCCGCGGCGTACAGGTCGCGGGTGCGCTCGGCGAGGGGTTCCACCATGCCCGGGTGAATCGGCACGCGGCACCCCCAGCCGGACAGTGATGCAGATCACATTTGGTTAAGCGTCGAGGTTTCGCACTGTCCTGACTTGGAATTCTTGACTAAAGGAAAAGTTGGGGGCAGTGTTCATTCCGTGTAATTCTGCTTATGGCCTAGGCCATTATCTATGGCCTAGGCCATAAGGTGTGGGATTGCGTTTATTGCTCTCGCTGCTATACCGTCCCGGCTCATGGTGATCGAATCCCTCCTGGGCTCAGGAGCGTCCTCAATCGCGGGGGCTATCACGAGCCTCCTCCTAATCGCACAGCTCTCGCCGGATCCCGAGATGCGAGCCCGTGCCGAGCGACTACTCGTGATCATTTTCCGCGCCGGATAGGCGTCTCATATCGGAAATTCCGCGACCGGGTCCGGCGCTGCGGCGCCGGTCTCGGCGAGGATCGCCGTGACCTCAGCCTGTACGGCGGCGTCGTCCCACTCCGGGTGCAAAATGCGGACCTTCGTCGAGGTCGACACAGCGGCGGCCCGGTTGAGTAGGTCGAGCGTTGTCGCCGTCTGCTGCTCGCTCTCGGCGACGCCGTCGCCGAACTCCACGTTCGGGCGCTCCGGCGTGATGCGCTGCCCGAACTGCGCCACGTCGAGCAACTGCATCACGTGCAGCATGTCGGCGACCGGGTGTCGCCAGTAGCCGGTTTTCTTCTTCCGGGTGGTCATGCCGCGCGCGGTGCGGGCGTCGACTTCGGTTGCGGTGACGTGCTGGCCGTCGCCGTCGAGGCCGAACGCGGCGGCGTCGTAGCCGGCGGTCTGGATCGCCTGTCGGGAAAGGGCGTCGGCGGTGGCCTGGTGCTCCGCTACCCGGATGGCGAACTGCGCCAACGTGATGCCGGCGCCCTGCTCGGTGGGCGGGATCTTCAGGGAGTGCCAGACCTCGCGGTCGTCGTCGAACGACGCGCCGTTGCCGGGGCCGTGGTCGCGTAGGTAGCTGTCCGGCACGATCAGCCGGGCGCGGGCGAGGCGGATATCGCGCATCCAACTCGTCCACGTCTCGTCGAGAGCGTCGAACAGGTCGTGCACCCCGGCGAAATCCGACCTGCCGACCGGTGACCCCCTGTGCAGCCTGTTCGGGAGCATGTTGGGCACGTACGCAGCCGTGAGCGGGTCAATGCCGGTGGCGATGCTGTCGCCGTCGGTATCGAGGGAGTCGACCAAGTCGGCTGTGTCGGGGTGCTCGGTCAACGGCGTGCGGCGCCCGATGTTGTCGCCGGTGCCCTCGTACAGCGCGTGCACGATGCGGCCGGACTCGTGACGCTCGACGTGCCGCCACACGGTGGCCGCGGTCGAGCCGTCCAGCTCGCGCCAGAATGACACGGCGCGCAGCATGCCGAACCGGAACTCAGGCACGGCGTTGTCCGGCTGGCAGACGGTCAACAGCGGACGATCGGCCAACGTCTTGTCCCACGTGACGCGGAGGAACACCCCGGACAGCGCGGCGGCCTGCTCGGCGCCGCTCAGCAGGGTTTCTTGCACGTGGCCCTCGTCGAGCAGGAGGTCGAGGCGTGCTTGTGTGGCCGCGGCCTCGACCCGGATTGACGGCATGTCCGCGAACAGCATGTCGGCGGACGTGCGGGCGATGTCGCCGCCGAGGGGGATGTGCAGCAGTCCGTCACGCCGGCCGCGCTGACGCTCGGCGTCGCGCCGGCGCCCCCACACCTTGCGGCGCTCCGACGGGCGGGGGTTGGTGCCGTAGACGCGCGCGAGGCGCGCCCGGTCGCCGGAGTACCACGCATCGTCGAGGCGCATCTCGGCGTAGTACGGGGCCCACTGCGGCGGCGGCCACGCGGCGCCGTTCTCAGGCAGTGCCATCGGGGCTCACCTCCTGGTCGTCGAGCGCATCGGGGAGGGCACTCCGGAGGGTGTTGCCGCGGTGGGTCAGTTCGCGGGCGGCGGCGGTGTGGTCGCCGACTGTGCACCGCACAAACACGCGGCTTGGGCTCTGTGCGGGGGGCATTGTCCTCCTGTCGTTCACCGAAGGAAAATCACGACTGAGAATTCTCGGATTTTCTCGTTCTCACCCCGAAATTCTCAAAGTTCTCGGCGATGGGGGGTGCGCCCTCGGCTCGTACTTGGCTGGGATGTAGGCATGGCGAAGAACGACACGACCGACCAGGCCCCCGCGTTCGAACTCCGCTGCGGAGGGCTGCATGTGGTCATGCAGCGCATTCCCGGTTGGCTCGTCGGCATGGTGGCGATCGGTGTAAGCGCTGGCCTCACGTGGCTTGGGGCGCGGTGAGCAGGTGGCGCCACTCGTGCGCCGTGGAGTGGACGACGTAGCGCAGTGCGTCGGCGCTGTGGTCGTCGATCTTCAGCGGCGCGTCCTCGCCGCGTTCGGTGGCTTTCGGGTCCCAGGAGTAGCCGGGTAGCTCGCTGAGTAGTCCCTCGCAGGAGCGGTGTACGAGCAGGCGGCCGGCGGCGAGCAGGCTCGACACGCTGCGGATGCCGTCGGCTACCTCGTTCGAGGCGCGCGCGGGGTGGGCGTAGCCGTCGGCCCACATCTGCGTACTGAAGCTGGCGGCCGACGGGTCGATGAACGTCCACTCGGGCGTCACGCCCAGGCCGTCGAGCCACGTCCTTACGGCTCGGCTGTACTGGGCGTCGGTCATCTGCCGGTGCGCGCGGCGGGAGTCGTGCCGCCACTCGGCGCAGACGTACAGCCGGCCGTCGACACCCTCGCCGAGCAGGAGCGCGGCAAAGGCGTTCGTGGTGCCGTAGTCGATACCGGTCCAGTAGCGGCGCATCTCCGGCAGCTCGTCGACGACGTGCCGGCCCTCGTCCCACATGTCGTAGATCGCGCCTTCGGCGACCACCCACGCTCCGTCGATCATTCGCTTACGCCAGAGTCCGACGTACTCGGCGGCGAGGTCGGCGACGTACTCGGGCGACAAGCTCGGGTTGTCGGCGAGCTTGAAGTGCCACGCTCGGAGGTTCAGCTCGCCGGCGCGGTCGAGGTAGCCCGTCTTGAGCCAGTGCCGGGGCGAGTCCGGGTTCGTGGTGGCGAACAGGCGCGCGCCCGGGACGGACAGGCGGGCGAGGAGCTGCGTCCAGAACCCTTCGGGCAGGAGCGTTGCCTCGTCGACGTACGCGAGTTGCGCAGTCAGGCCCCGTAGCCGGCCCTCGGCGCGGGTGTCCGCGGCGCCGATCAGGTGGACGGTGCGGCCGAGGATGACGGCCGTCGTCGAGCCGCGGGTGTGGTGCACGTGCCGGGCAAGGGGGCCGAACAGAGCGGCGTCTTGCAGGGGCTCGAACACGTTCCGTTCGATCGTCTGGAGCGACCGGCCGCAGATGATGATGAGCCCGGACGGGCCCGCGGTGGCCACGGCGATGACGAACGCGAGCAGGCTCGCGATGGTCTTGCCAGACCGTACGGATCCGTGCCACAGGTTGATACGGGCGGTCGCGCGGCCGACGCTGAGGAGCTGCTTGCGGGACAGGGGCAGGCGGTCGAGGTCGAGCACCGCTCACCCCCCGTCGGCGCCCCCGTCGTCGTCGGCGTCGCCGGCCGCGGCGGTCAGTGCCTCGCCGAGCGTGCCGAGCATCGAACGCACCTGCTCGGCGCCGTCGGCGCCGGCCGCGGGGGCGAGCTTGAGCGACTTCTCAATCGCGGTGCCGGTCGCGGCGAGGATCTGGCGTTGATCGCCGAACGTCGGCCGGTCGAGGCGGGTGTCGTTCCATACGTTGTCCTTGCCGCCGAACGCACCGATGGTGCACGGCTCCCAGAGCTGTGCGCGCAGACGCTCGGCGTCGTTCTGCAGAACGAGGGCGAGGGCGGTGCGGCGGGCGGCGAGGTCTTCGCGGCGTACGGCGGTGGCGACGGCTACCTCGCCGGCGCGGTCGAACGTGAGGGGCGGCTCGAACGCTGCGGCGATCTTCGACACGGTCGACGGCGACCGGCGGATCGTGCGGGCGATTTCGTTGCGGGCCTTGCCCTGCGCGTGGAGGTGGCGCACCTGCTCGCGGTCGTCGTCGGTGATCGGTCGAGCCATGGCGGTCACCTCCTCCACGCGCGGGGCGGGCCCGCCGGCTACTGCTCGCGGGCGAGGGCGGCGTTTGCCCAGAACATCGCCTCTTCGAGCTTGGTCACGGCGAGGGCCTTCTCGCGGCCGTCGGGGCACTGTTCGTCGATCTGGTCGGCGAGGCGCCGGCACCCCTGCCGTACGGACGTGTGGGCGTCGCGCTTCTCGTCGGTGGTCGCGGCGTGGAAGTTGAACCGGTGCGCGATGTCGTCGGGCGCCATGGGCGTGCCTCTCGTTGGCTGCGGGCGGGCATGCGAAACGCCCCGCCGCGAGGGGGCGACGGGGCGTAGGGGGCGGGCCGTTTTCGGGCACGCCGGAGACGGCGGTATTGGAACACACGTACGAGAGGTGGCGCAAGCTCGGTCCGGGCGCGCGTCGTACGGGCGAGTGCGTCGTACGAGCGTCGTACGCGTCCGACGTCGTGCGCACGGCGCGGCGTACGACCGGACGCCCGGCGCCCGTTGTACGCGTCGTACACGGGCGCGTCGGGCGTCGTACTCCCGTCGTACGGGCGTCCTACGCGGGCGCGTCGTACGGGGCCGGTGTGTCCCTGACGTGCGGGTATCGCGTCGGACGCGGGTCGGGCATCGTCTCGGGCGTGCCGTCGGGCAGGGCGTAGCGAACGGCGATGATGTGGGGCGCGGTCCCGTCGGGCACGTCGCCGTGGTCCCACGCTCGCCGGTACGCCTCGGCGAGCAGGCGCAGTGCGAGGCGGACGCCGGCGGCGGCGTCCCCGTGGGCGCGCATGACGACGGCGAGATCGTCGCGCATGTCCTCGGTGTTGACGCGCACGGACATGGGTCGTCCGACGGGCGGCGGGGTGGGCGTCGTGCGCTGGGTAGGGTTGGTGTCAGCCATGGGCGGGTGTCTCCGTCTCGTGGTGAGTCGGGCCCGTCCGGCGGTGGAGTCGCCGCGGCGGGCCCGCGCTGCTGTCGGGGGCTACTCCTCGTCGGCTGGGGTCTGGGCGGGGCGCTCGCGTAGCAGGCCGTAGACGCGGGATGCGGTGAGGCCGAGTTCGGCGGCGATGCGTGGGGGCTTCTTGCCGTCGTCTGCGGCGGCGTAGACCATGCGGGGGGTGATGGCGGCGGCGATCTCGCCCCCGATGCGTAGGGCTTGAACGTCGGCGAGGTCGAGTTCGGCGGCGAGGCCGTCGAGGTACGCGGACTGTTGCCCGGAACCCACCGCGAACAAGTACGGGGCGGCGATCTGGCGCACGACGCTGTATGGGTCGGTGTTTCCCTCGTTGGCCTCACGCTCGTACTCGACGATCAGGGCGGCCATCTGGTCGCGTAGCTTCTCGCCAGCGGGGCTGAGTTGCTGCGGTGCGGTGGCGGCAGCTTCGCGCACGGCGGCGGCGATCCGGTGGGCGGTGTTCGGATCCTCGTCGGCGGCGGGCCGGTCGCTGGTGTTCATGCGGTGATGCTCCTCGGTGTGGGTGCAGGGCCCGCCCCCGGGGGTGGGGGCGGGCCGGTGGGGGGCTATCGGTCTCCGCGGCGGCTGAATGCGTTCCCGCACTCGTCGCTGTGCCCGTAGTCCTTGGGGCAAAAGGGGTTGAGGCACAGGTCACGCATGCCGCTTCGCACGGGCGCGGGCCGGTGCGCGAACACGCACTGACTCGACCGGAGCATGCGCTCAACGTTCCAGCCGCGGCGGGCGAGGCGGTCGGCGAGAGCGTCGAGCGCGGGGCCGTGGGGCATCTGGTCGCGGCGGACGATCCGGCCGCTCTCCAGCCAGTAGACGGCGACACGGTCGCCCTCGCGGGGGTCGATCAGGTACCCGCGTACGTGCTGCTCGTCGTCGGTCGGCTCGGTCACGTCGTGGTGATCGGTCATGCGGGCGGCGGCGAGGCCGTCGAGGGCGGCGCGGGCGGCGGCGACGTCGGGGTGCGTGGCGTTGGCGGGGGTGCTGCCGTCGGCGGTGCCGTCGTGCTCGACGACGACGCCCTCGACGGCGCGGCGGGCCGGCACCTGCTCGGGGGCGGCCTCGGCGGCGAGGCGCGCCTCGATGCGGGCCAGTACGGCGGGCGGTACGGGGGCGCCGTGGGCGATGTGCTCGGCGGCCTGGCGCTCGTCCATCTCGGCGCGGTACGCCTCGCGGTCGGCGGCGGCCTTGGCCTGGATGCGGGCGAGACCGGCGGGCTCCGGGGTCATGCGCACGGTGACGGCTTCGCGTGCGGGCTGGTCGCCCTCGGTGAACAGGGCGCCCTGCTCGGCCGCGGGCTCGACGTTGAACAGGGTGCCGCCGGCCGCCTGCTCGCCGATCCACTCGCCGCGCCACGTGCCATCGTCGAGGTCGGCCTCGGTGGCGAGCTGCGCGGCGTACAGCGCTTCGGCTTCCTCGACGGTGTCGACGGCGGCGCCAGCCTGCTCGGCGTTCTCGACGGCGTCGGCGGCGTGGGCGGCGGCGCGGAAGTGCTCGGCCTCCTGCTCCGCGACGGCGGCGAGCGGCTGCTCGGCGGCGGCCTGGGTGATCTCCCAGTGACGCAGCAGCGCCATCACGTCGGCGAGGTACAGGGCGGGGCGCATCCCCCGCGCGGGGAACATCACGTGGACCTCGCGTTCCCCGTGGCGGATGTGGGCGGCGACGGCGGCGCGGACGCCGGCGACGGCGTCGGCGGTGGTGTGGCCGCTGTAGGCGAGGGCGTGCAGGTCGTCGCGCGTGAGGGTTCCCTCGGGGGCGCCCTCGATGACGCGGACACGGAAGGCGTCGCCGAGGGGCATCTCGCGCACGAACTGACAGACGGCGGACAGGGCGAGCGTGTAGGCGTTTGCCCCGCGGGAGTCGGCGAGCTGCTGGCGCCGCGCGGTGCGCTCCTCGGCGGCGACGGCGCGGGCGTAGGCGCGCCCCTCGGCGGCCTTGGTGCAGCGGGCGCACAGTTCGCCGCGGTTGAGCATGGCGAGCAGGTCCTCGCCGCTGATGTACGCGGTCCGCTCGCGCCCGCAGAGGGTGTCGTCGTTGTTGGAGTAGTGGATGCTGCGGCCCTTGCCGACGGTGCAGTAACGCATGCCCGCCCGCTCGGCGAGGGTGGGGCCGCCGGTGGCGTGGTCGGCGGCGACCTGCTCGGCCTCTACGCGGTCGCGCTGCTCGGCCTTGGCGCACTGCTGGCACACGCCGGTCACGGCGGCCTCGGTGACGGGCTGCGCCTCGACGGTGCGCCCGCAGTAGCTCGCGGACGTGCCGGGGCGGCGGTGGTGGCCGGCGCCCCGGCTGCGGGGGCCGGCGGGGCGGTAGAGGGCGGGGGTGTCCGTCGCGGCGCTGGCCGGCTGCTCCTCGGCGGTCGCGGCCTGCTCGATCAGGGCGGCGAACTTCTTGTCGCACCGCGGGCAGACGCGCCACACGTCGCTGTCGTAGAAGTCGCGGGCGCGGAAGTCGTTGTTCGTGCGGGCGTAGGTGCGCGCCTTGATGCGGCGGTTGCAGAGGGCGGGGCCCTGGCCGTCCTCGGTGAAGGCGTGGGCAAGGTTGCTGCCGTCGCAGTGGGACCAGACCTTGACGTTCATCGGGGTGTCTCCCGGGGTTGTCGGGTGCCGGGTGGAGTCCGGCGGGAACTGCACTGTAGCGCTTTGACAAACGGCAACGCAAGCGGTTTGACAAGCAATGCCAGTGAGGGCGCCGTGGCAACTCCGGCGCCCCCTACGCCCGTTCACGCCGCGGCAGGTTCCACGCCCCGCCGGCGGGCGTCGAGAGCGGCCCACAGCCCGACCAGCTCGGCCCCGTGCCACGCCCGCCGGCGCCGCTCGTCGAGCAGCACGGGCGCCCCGCACGCCTCCCCCGTTGAGCAGGTCACCGCGGGCTCACCCCCGGGCCGGGTGCGGCCGACCAGCGGCCCGCGGCACCACGGGCACGGCTCGTCGAGGCGGGTGGTGCGCCCGTCGCGGGCGAGGGCGCGCTCGACGCGGCGGCGGGCGGCGCGGGCGGTCGCGGCGATCTGGTCGAGCAGTACGGCCGGCGTGGGGGCGAACAGGTCGCCCCGGTCCTCGTCGAGGGCGCGGCCCTCGATCCAGACGGCGGCCCAGTGCAGTCCGTGAGCGCGGCTGCCGGGGGAGGCGGCGCGGCCGGTGACGGATGCGCTGTGCGTCGGCAGGTGCCAGCGTGCGGGGTTGGCGCGGTCGGCCCGGTCCACGACCATGCGCACGCGGATGGGCAGGGTGCGGCCGGAAGGGCTCGGGATGCTGGCCTCCGGCCGGCGGCGCACGGGGCGCTGTACGGCGTCGGCGACGCGGTCGGCGAGGTCGAACAAGTCGCGCTCGACGGCGAGGGCGGCGTCGAGCGCGTCGAGGTTGAGCGGGGCGGGGTGCTCGCGCAGTACGAGCGGCGTCCGGCCGGCGCGCAGCTCGGCCGGCTGCTCGTCGAGGTCGTCGGCGCGGGCGTCGGTGGCGAGCTGGTCGAGGAACCCGGAGCACTCGCGGGGCGGCCACTCGGCGGCCGGCGGGCGGGCGATGGCGGCGAGCAGGTCGCCCCACTGCTCGCGTACGGCGGCGAGGTCGTCGGCCGCGCGTCGGGCGAGGGGCGGCGTGTCGAGGGCGGTGGTCATGGTGCGGGTTCTCCCTGGTCAGTTGTCGACGAACAGCACGGTGGCCACGCCGCACCACGTGAGCACCGCGGCGACGGCGGCGACGATGGCGGCGAGCTGCGCCTCGGCGGTGAGTGCGTAGGTGCCGGCGCCGGAGAGGGCGCCGAGCAGTACGCCGAGCAGGAACAGGGCCATGGGGCGTCTCCTGGTGGTCGAGGCGGGCGCCCCGCGGTCGAGGCGGGGCGCCGGCGGGGTCACGGGGTGGTGAGGGCGTACGGGATCGGGTCGTCGGGGTCGGCGAGGGCATGCTCGATGCGGTCGACGTAGATGGCGGCGACGCCCTTCGGCAATCCGGCGCGCATACGGCGGACGAGGTCGCGCACGCGGTCGAGGGCGGCCTCGGCCTGCTCGGCTCGGGTTCGCTGCTCGGCGAGGGCCTGGCGGTGCTTCCGGCGCTCGGCGAACGCCTCGCGCGCGGTCTGATTGATGCCGTCGTGCATGGCGGTCACGTCGCGGGCGAGCTGGTCGCGCTCGGCCTCCAGCTCGCGCACGGCGTCGGCGGCGGCATGGCGGTTGCGCTCAGGGGCACGCGCCGTGTCGGTGGGTCTGGCGCGCATGGCGTCGGCGTTGCGCCGCTCCTCGCGTACGTACTCGGCGAGGGCGTCGGCTTCCGCGGCGGACAGCCGGCCGTGCTGAGCGCGGGCGAGCAGCACGTCGACGGCGGCGCGGCGCGCGTTGGGCTTCGGGGCTCGGCGGTGGGTCACTTGGTGCGCTCCTCGTGGGCGGTGCGGGCGGCGTCGGCGATGGCGTGCAACCGGGCAATGAAGTCGTCGAGCTGGTCGAGGGGGATGGACGATCCGCGGAGGTCGGTACGGAGGTAGATCCCGGGGCCCTGCTCGGGGATGGCGACGGACGCGAGCAGGCGGTCGCCGTCGGGGTCGGTGCTGTGCCATGTCGGCCGGCCGTCGCGGTCGGTGCTGTACTGCTCGGGGGCGGGCTGGTCGTCGTCGACGGGGCGCCAGACGGTGAGGGCGCGCTCGGGGTGCCCCGTGACGGTGCTGCCCTTGTCGGCGAGGTGGTTGCGCCAGAACGAGACGCGGGCGCGGGCGGCGCCGGCCTTCGCGTAGGGGCCCTCGTGCCACGTCGAGGCGCGGCCGTCGGGGCGGGTGCTGGTGATGACGGCGCGGAACACCTCGCGGCCGTCGGCTCCGATGTTGCGGGCCACTACGCGGCCACCTCCTCGACGGTGAACTCGCCAGCGGTGCGGAATCCGGTAGTGATGCGTCCGCGGCCGGCGTCGAGGTCCACGTCGACGGCGACCAGAGGCGAGGCGAGGTAGCGGCGGGCGTCCGCGTGGACAGCGGCGGCGAGCTGGTCGGCGTCGGCGGCGTCGACGGTGAGCTGTGCCGGCGGCTGGCTGCCGTTGCGTCCGCCGTGGCGGCCGACACGGTTGTACGTCACGCGGTACCGGGTCGACGTGCTGCTCGCGCGGGCGCGCTCGGCGCGCAGCCGGCGACGGCACACGGGGCCGAGTCCGTCGGCGGCGCGGTGCTTGAGCGCTCGGCCGCACTCCGAGCAGGCGTCGGGTTCGGTGCTGGCGTCGTCGAGCTGGGCGTCGACGGCGAGGGGCGGCGCGGTCACGGCTGGTCTCCCTTGGGGCGTTCGGTGATGACTCGGCAGGTGAGGCAGTGCCGGCGGCGGCATCCGTCGCGGGCGAGGTGGTCGAGGGCGCGGTCGGCGCGCTGGCGGTGCTGGCGAGCGGTGCCGAACGGCACGCCCTCGAAGGTGGCCGCCGGGGAGCGGAGCAGGCCGCATCGGTGGGCGAGGCGGCGCCACCCGCCGCGTCCGACGGGCCGTCCCCCGGCGCGCCGGCGGATGCGGGCGACGTGGCCGAGCGGTATGGCGGTGGCGATGACGACCAGGGCGACGAACGCGACCAGGGCGAGGGCGGCGGTCATCGGATCGCCTCGTACTCGCGGTGGAACACGTCCACGGGCGAGGCGCTGCCGGCGCGGCCGGCGCTCCACTCGTACCCAACGGCGGGGTTTCCTCCGTGGGTGATCCAGACGCGGGTGACGGTGACCTCGCGGCCCTGGTTGGGGTCGGCGCGCTTCACGTACCGGTCGCCCTCGGCGGGTTCGGTGTGCTCCTCGACGGTGGGCTCGCGCTCGTCGTCGAGGGAATCGGCGTAGTCGGCGAGGTGGCGGCGTACGGCGTGCATGCCTGCGCAGGTGGCGACGCGGGACCGGTCGCCGCGCTCGCGCATCTCGGCGCCACGCTCCTGTGCCAGGGTGCGGGCCTGCTCGGCGAGGGCGCGGGCATGGGCGGCGAGCAGGATACGGGCGGCGGCGAGGGCCTGCTCGGGGCCGCGGGGGGTCGCGGTGTCGAGCAGGACGTCGCGGAGCGTGGCGAGGGCCTGGTCGACGCGGCCGGCGTTGAAGTCGAGGGAGGCCCGCACGTCGGACGGGGTGAGCCGGGCGGCCGGTTCTTCGCCGTCGGGGTATCCGTGCTCGCCGCGGTACGGCACGAGCAACGCGTCGGCGTCGTCCTCCTGGTGCTCGTTGTCGTACGGGATCGGCTCGTCGCCCTCGGCGAGGGCGGCGGCGTCGAACTGGTCGGCCACGGTGCGCAGTGCGTACGCGGCGGCGGCCTTGGACATGCCGCGCGCGGCGGCCTCGGCGGCGACGCGGTTGGGGTCCTCGGCGGACGGCCGGAGTATGACGTACGCGAGGGCGTCGCGGCCGTCGACGACGGCGGGGGCGGTGTCGCCGGCGGGGTCCATCTCGGCGGCCGGCGAGATCCCGGCGCCGAGCGCGGCCAGGACGTGTGTGCGGTCGCGGTGCACGGTGGTGCGCCGGATGCGGGTCCCGTTGTGCGAGGTGCACGGCTCGCCCGGCTGCGCGCCGCACCCGGTGCACGTCACGGTCAGGCGGGTGCCGAGGGCGTCGCGCTCGGCGGGGGTGAGAGGGCGTGCGGTCATGACGGGGGTGTCTCCCTGTCTCGGTGTGGTCGAGGGGCTGCTCGCGCGCGGCGAGGGCCGCGACCGGACGCGCGCCGGTCCGGTCGCGGCGTCGGGTCAGAACGGGGGTTCGCTGCTGGGCTGCTGGCCCCATGGGTCGCTCTGCTGGGGCTGCTGCTGGCCCCATCCGCTGTTCTGCGGGCGGGTGTTCTGCTGGCCCTGCTGGCGGTCGCCGGTGGTCTTGGTGACGGCGGCGGTTGCGCGGGCGAGGGAGGGCCCGACGTTGTCGGCCTCCAGCTCGACGACGGTCCGCTTCTCGCCCTGCTGCGTCTCGTACGAGCGTTGGCGGAGGCGGCCGGTGACGATGACGGCGGTTCCGCGGGTCAGGGACTCGGCGATGTTCTCGGCGAGGGAGCGCCAGGCGGAGCAGCGGAGGAACAGGGTGTCCCCGTCCTTCCACTCGCCGGCGGCCTTGTCGTAGGTGCGCGGGGTGGACGCCACGGTGAAGTTGGCGACGGCGTGCCCGGCGGGGGTGAACCTCAGCTCGGGGTCGGCGGTGACGTTGCCCTGCACGGTGATGGTGGTTTCGCCTGCCATTACGCGGCGCTCCTGATCTGCTCGGGGGTGGTGTGGGGCGTGAGGTGCGCGACGACCGGTGCGTTGGCCTTGCGGGCGCGGGCCTGGTCGCGCTTGCAGGCGCGGCACTTCCGGGTGCCGTTCGGCGCCACGTAGGTGTTCGCCTTGTCGTAGGCGTGGCCGGCGGGGCAGTGGGTGACGGCGGCGCGCTGCGCGACGTGGTTGGTGGAGCGGAGGATGTTCTCGCGGTGCGTGACGGCTTCGAGGTGGGAGGGGCGGACGCACCTGCGGTTGCGGCAGCGGTGGTCTATGTCGTGGCCGTCGGGTATCGGGCCGTGCGCCTGCTCGTAGCTCCAGCGGTGGGCCTTGACGGTGCGGCGGTGCCAAAACGTCCCGTAACCCTTGTCGTTCGTGCCGGCGGTCCAGACGTGGCAGGGGCCGTGCACGCCGCGTACGAGGGGGAGGGGGCCCGCGGGGTTGACCTTGGCGGCGAACCGCTCGGCGGCTGATGGTGCGGGCATCGGCGGTTCTCCGTTTCGTGCTGAGCGCGGGGCGCTCCCGGTTCCGTGCGTTCTTGAGCGGACAACGTCCGTCCAAGAGTGAACGATAGCGCACCCGGGGATGCCGCACGGGGATCGGCGCCCCCGGGTGTGCTGGGCTAGGCGGCTGACTGCTCGGCGGGGGCAGGGGCGAGGGCCCAGCCGGCGGCGGTCAGTTCGGCGACGACCAACTCGGCCGCGTCAGCGTCCGCGAGGTCGTCGCGGCGGCCGTCCGCGACGGCGGCCCGCACGACGGCGAGGGCGGCGGCGGGCATCACCGCTGCGCCCCGGTGACGTGCCGGGCCCGCTGCCGGTTCTCGGGGCGGACGATGGCCGGCGGGGTCATCAGCTCGCGGGCGGTGGTCGCGGCCTCGACGGCGAGGCGCCGGCGGCGCTCCTCGACGGCGGCCCGGTCGCGGCGTGCGGCCTCGGCCCGTGCGTCCATCCACGCGAGCCATGACCGGCACCGGTCGGCGGCGTCGGGGCGGTAGTCGGCGGGGGTCGGCGGGTGACCGGCCGCGGCGAGGGCCTGCTCGGCGTCGCGCTCGGCGGCCAGGGCGGGTCCGTCGAGTTCGTACACGGTGCGCCACAGGCCATAGCTGACGTGCTCCTCGACGATGACGTACGCGCCTTCGGCGGCCATCTGCCGTGCGATGCGGTCGCGGGCCTTCTTGTCCTGCGTCGGCTTGATGGCGGGACGGTCGGGGCGCGCGTCCCATGACCCGGTGACCCGGTATCCGCGGGTGTTCTTGGTGCGGTCCCCGCTGGTGGCCTTCCGGCGGTGCGGGGCCTTGGCCGGGTGCTTCCTGTTCCTGTTCATGCGGGCTGCTCCTGTCGGGCGGTCTGGCGGGCGGCGGCGAGGTCGACGCGGCAGGGGTGCGGGTCGGCGCGGGGTCTGGTGCGGTTCTTGCCCTGTCGGCACGACTGGCCGGGGCGTGCTCGGCACCACTCGCACGGCTCGTCGAGCGGGTCGGGCAGTCCCTCGACGGCCAGGCGCTCGCGCTCGGCGCGGCGGGGCCGGTACGCGGCGAGCTGGTCGGCGACGGTCCGCGGTACGTACCCGCCGAGCGAGGCCAGTCGGGCGGCGACTTCGGGCGCGGGCCCGCCCGACGTCAACGCCTTCACGGTCGAGGCGGTCGCGGCACCGGTGGCGACGGCGTGCCGGGTGCCGAGGAGTTCGGCGCGGTAGCTCGCGGGGTCGTCCGGGTCGGCCGTCGGCACGGGGTCGTGGTGGCGGTCGACCACGTCGCGACGGAATGCGTGCCACGGGCGCGACACGTCCGACGGCTTGATCGGGTACGGACTCGACGCGCTGTGGTGGCGCACCACCGCAGCCGCGTTCCAGTCGCGGCCGGCCGGATGCGGCGCGGTCGGCGGCAAGTCGCCGAGCAGATCGCACCACTGGTCGAGCTGCGCCTCGGCCTCGACTTCGGACGGGGCCGCGAGGCGCGGGTCGAGGCGGGCCGCGTAGGCGAGCAGCGCGGCGACTTCCTGCGGGGTCACTGGGCCTCCTGGGCGGTGCGGCGGGCGAGGGCGGCGAGCAGGTGGTCGGCACCCTGCTGGGCGCGCGAGCGGCGCGGCTGGGCCGCGGCGAGGGGGATCACCTCGGCACCCGGCGGGGCCTGCCACGTGCGCGGGTCGGACCAGACCTTGAGCCAGTAGCGGGCGGGCTTGGGCTCGGTGTCGGGGCCGGTGCGGTGTGCGACGGCGGCGGCGAGGGCGTCGGCCCCGTGGTGTTGCACCAGCCGGTACACGTCGCGCTGCTCGCCCAGTCCGAGCGACCAGCGGATCGCGCACCCGGCGGCGGCGAGGGCGTCGGCGAGCGGGTGCAGCTCGGGTATCAGCCCGGCGCGCGCGTGCTGCTGCTGCATCTCCGAAGGAGATGCAGGGGCCGGGTCGGGTCGGGGGGACCGTGACGGGTCCCACCCGTCACGCTGTGACGACCCGTCCTGACCTGCGATGTCGTCCGGAAACTCGATATGATTCGCGGAGGAATCGAGATTTTCCGTCGACGAATCGTCGTCGAATCGCGGACGATTCGTCGGCGATTCGGAGTGATTACGCTCCTGGGCCCGCCCGTTTGCGGACTTCTCGCGGGCGCGCTGCTGGCGCTCGGCGGCCCGTGCGCGCTCGGCCTCGACTTTCTGCCGGGTCGGGTTGTAGGTCAGGAAGTCGTGCATCTGGAAGTCGCCGGCGGGTGGCTGCGGGCATCGGGGGCAGGTGTGGCCGTGGGCGTGCCACAGTCCCGATGTGATCAGCTTGCGGGCCTGCGGGGCGGTGCCGTAGAGCTGGGCGACGACGCCGGGAACGGCGCCTTCGGTGAGGTGCTGGGCGGCGTACGCGCCGCCGCGTAGCCAGAGACCGACTGCGGCGTTACCAGCCTTGAGCAGCTTGGGGTGTGCGTGCGCGGTGTCGTCGACTTTGAACCAGGTCACGGGGGTTGTGCTCCTGTCGGGGTGGGGCGCCCGGGGCGAGGGGCGCGCGGCTCGTCCTCGCCCCAGGCGCCGGTCACGGGGGTTCGAAAGGGGGAGTGATGGGCCGTTTAGTCAGCCCGCCCGGCGGCGACGCGCGCGGCGAGCAGGTCGAGCAGCCCGGCACGTTCGGCGGCGCGGCCGACGCATGCGGGGCACCACTCCAGACCGGGCGGCGGCTCGGCCGGCATCGGGTCGACGATCACGGGGTCGCTGTCGCGGTGGGCCCATCCGGCGGCGCCGCACTCGCCGGACCGCCCGGGGAACGCTCCGTCCTCGCGCATGATGTGCAGTCGCCGGACCTGGGCGGCTCGGCGGCCGGTGCGGCTGCTGTAGCCGCGGTAGAACGCCCTCACGCCTGCCCCCTGGTGGAGAAGGGGCGGGTGCGGGCGGGCTGGTGCGGCTCGCACCGCGGCCCGCAGACATAGGGGCGTACGCCCTTGTCGTCGGCGCACACGGGGTTGCCGTGCTCGCAGTGCGGCCGGCTGGCCAGCCGGTTGCACTCGGCGCAGTAGCGGCGGCCGTCGGCGCGGCGACGGGCGTGTACCGCCTTGTCGTGCTCGCACGCCCACGGGCGATGCTCCATGCCCGTGATGTCCGCGAGGGCTTCGCGCTCGTGCTGCCGCGCGGCGCGGTCGTCGACGTGGGCGGGCTCGCAGCAGTGCGGGAAGTCGCACGCAGGCCGGACCAGTCCGACCGGGGCACGGCCGGTACGGATCGTGAAAGCGGCCTGTGCGGCGGTGTAGTCGCGGCCGGCGTGCCGGAAGCGTCCGGCACCGGAAGCGGTGCGGCTGGTGCCGGTCCACTCGCGGTGTCCGCCGTCTACGGGGCGAGACCGGCGGGCGAACTGCTCGGCGAGGCCGTCGGGAACGGCCCGCGGCGCGGCCTTCTTGACCTCGGTGGCGGTCTCGTTCACGGGGCCTCGACCTCCGCGGGCGCGACGATGGCGGCGAGCTGGTCGGCGAGGGCGCCCGTGCGCCACGCCTCTGCGGTCGCCTCCTCGCCGCCCTTGCGCCACGTGATCCCGTGCGTACGGGCGCGGGTCGGCTTGACGACGACGCCCGGCACGTCGTGAACCTCGCCGGTGGTCTTGTCGACGACCCGGGCGGCGCCGGCCGCGGACATCTCGCCAAGCAGCTCGGCGAGCTTCCACGGCCGGACCGTGCGGACGAGACGCGCCTCGGTGAACTGCTCCTCGGGCCACGTCTGGCGCAGCCAACGGGCGAGGGCTTCCTCGTCGGTCACAACCGGCCCGGTCTCGCCCCGGCGCAGTCCGATCGTGGCGACCGCCTCACCGCCCGGCAGCCTGGCCGCGATCCGCTCGGTTCCGTCGCGCTCGGCGGCGGCGTCAAGCGCGGCCTGAGTCCGCTTGCGCACCGCGGCCTGGGCCTCCTTGACGCGGCCGGCGAGCAGCTTCAACACGGCGCCCTGCATCGCCAGTTCGCGCAGCGACTCGGCCGGCTGCTGCTCGGCCTGCGAGGTGGCGGCCGTCGCGGCGGCGGCGTCGGCGAACGCCTGCTCGCGCTCGGTGGCGGCGGTCACGCGGCGGCCCCGTTCGCGGCGTCGAGCAGGTCGTCGCGCATGCTGCGAAGCTGCTCGGGCGTGGCCTGCTGCGGGCTGGTCTGGAACCGGGCGCCGAACGCCTCGTCGGTCTCGCGCTGGTCCGTGAGCCCGGCGGCCTGGGCCGCGTCGTACATCTCGCCGAGCGCGGCGGCGTGCTCGGCGGCGGCCTCCTGCTTGGCGGGCTCGCCCTGCCAACTCGCCTCGCCCGCGGCGTCGGTCACCTCGTCGACGGCGCGCGGCCCACGCGTTTGCTGGGCGGCCTTCGCGCGCTCGGCGGCGACGGCGTCGAGCTGGGCGAGGTAGTCGGCGGGGGCGCCGGCCGTCGCGGCGGCGGCGCGGATCTTGTCGAATTGCTCGCGGCTGGTCGCGGCCTGGGCGGCGGCGAGGTAGTCGGGCCGCTGCTGTTGCGGGGGCTGCTCGGCGCGGTCGCTGCGGCGCTGCTGCCCGCCCTGCTGGCGCCCGCGGCGCTGCTGGCGCTGCCGCTGCTGTCCGCCCTGCTGGCGCGGCGCGGTGTCCATGTTCGGGGTCTCGCGGTCGCCATCGTCGATCGATCGGGCGTCGACCGGGATCATGAAGACCTGAAACAACATGTACTTCAGCGCGGCGGACATGGCCTTGTTGGTGCTCTTGTCGGCCATGTCCATGGCTTCGCCCGGCACGCTCACGAGCAGGCAGTCGCCCGCGGGTCCGAAGATGCGGAACAGCATCTTCAGAACGGTGTGCGTGCCCTTCTCGCCGCGGGGCCGGTGCCGGATCTCGACGCACTCGGGCGCGATGAAACAGCCGTGGTTGCGCATCGGGCCGGCCATCGCCGACATCGCGTCGTCGACGCCCCGGAAGCTGTAGTTCTGCTGCTGGTTGCGCTGCCCCTTCGCTACGGGCATCACGTCACGCATCACACCGTGGATGACCTGGAAGATTCGCGGGACCCCCGTGGGGCCTCCGGCCGGTGCGGGTACGTACGCCGTTTCGATGCGGGGGGCGGACTCGGGGGCGGGCTGCTGCGGGGCGGTCATGCGGCGGTTCCGTTCTGGGAGGTGAGGCGGGTACGGGCGGCGCGGGCGGTCAGGTCGTCGGCGAGGCGGATCGCCTCGCGGTCGCCGAGCACGGCGTCAAGGTGGGCGGCGGCGGGGGACTCGTCGAGCAGCGCCTCGCGGGTGCCGTCGGCCTCGGCCGCGCACATCGCGCGGCCGTAGTCCGTGGCGTCCTCCGCGGTGACGGCGTGGTCGAGGTGGGCGACGGCCCGCGCGTGGGCGAGCAGCAGCCGGCCGACGGCGTCGGGGTCGTCGGCGTACGCGGTCGCGAGGTCGTCGACGACGGGCGCGAAGCGGTCGCCGAGCGGGATCCGCACGGCCCGGCCGTCGGCGGAGAGTTGGGCCCGAATGCGGATCACCGGTGCAGCTCCTCGGGCATGGTCGGCTCGTCGACGGCCAGCGCGCCCGAGATCGCGTCGTAGAGCTGCGGGCGGGTCCAGTCGGCGGCGGGGAACATGCGGCGCAGCAGGCCGCGGGCGGCGCGGTGCGCCTCGCGGTCGGCCTCAATCGGCCGGCCGTCGGCGTCGTCGAGGGCGACCCACGTAGCGCGGCGCTGCGCGCCGTCGCGGTCGGTCGTCACGGGGACGGTGCGGACCCGGGCCGTGCCGGGAGCGATCTGGTCGAGCTGGCGGGCGATCACGGCCGTCCGCACCACGGTGACCGGGGTGCGGGGCTGGGTAGGCTGGGACGTGTTCACGATCGGACCTTTCAAGGGTTCGGTTGCGAGGGCCGTTCCGGGTCGCATCCGGGACGGCCCTTCGTCATGCGGCGGCGCGGTAGCCAGTCGAACGAAATTCGGACGTTTGTGCGACGCGACGTTCGAGGTCTGCGAGGCGCGCCTCGATCTCCGGGGGGAGGCGGCCCGCGGCACGGTCGGCGTCGCGGCGGGCGCGGGCCGCGTCCAAGACGCGGCGCGCGTTGGCAAAGGCCTGCTCACGGGGGGTGACCGGCGCCGTCATCCGGCCGCCCGCGGGGTGGGTCGGATGAGCTGGCGAGCGCTGATTCCGTATTCGCGCTCCACGGCGGCGGTGAGCTGCGCCGAGGGGGCGGTCGAGCCCTTCCACAAACGCCACGCGGTAGTGCGTGCAACCCCCAGGCGGCGGGCGGTGTCTGACGGTGTGTGATCTCCGATGCTCCGTGCGGCGGCGATCAAGAGGGAGCGGTCGTACATGGGAAGGCGAAGTTCCTTTCTCCAGCGAACGTTTTCCGTTCAAGAGTGGAACATAGCACGGAGGGGTGAGTTTGTGGCCTGTTCCGCGTGGTGCTGCTGAGGCTGGGGCGTTGACACGCCGCAATTGCCCGGCAACAATCGGTCACCAGTTCGTAGAATCGTGGCAGTTGGGGGGTGTTTAGCTGTGCCGTTAGACCAGAACCGGTCATGCCCGGGTCAAGTCGCGCGAGTGTCCGGTGTGGAATCGTCCACGCGCGGTATGTTCCACCCATGGAACAACACACCGCCGAGACCTTCGCCGTCTGGCTGCGCGACCAGCTCACCCGCCGTGACTACGATCTCGGACTCCGCGGCGGCGGCCAGACGAAATTCGCTGCCGACTCCGGCATCAGCCGCGCCACCATCAGCCGCATGCTCAGCGGCCAAGGCGCCACGGACACCCGCGTACTCGCCCTACTCGCTGAGGCACTACACCTCCCACTCAGCGACATCCTCGTACGCGCCGGCATCCTCACGGCCGACGAACTTGGCGCCGTGCAACACCCCTCGCCCGGCACCCGCCGCATCACCCCGGACGAGGCCGCCGACGAACTCGGCATCACCGACGAGCAGAGCCGCGACCTGTTCCGGTCGATGACCGAGACGCTGCAACGCAAACAACGCAACCGCAAGGGCGGCCGGCGGGCCGCCGACTAGCACCCCCCGGGAGACCCCCATGCACACCAGTCGTATCCCGCCGGCCCTCGCATGGGCCGCCGCCCTCCTGCTCCTCGCAGGACTCGGGGCCGCGATAGCCACCCTCCTTACGGGACACGACGGCCCGCCAAGGGTCGCTCTCCTCGCCGTAGTCGCCGCACTGCCCCTGCTCGTCCTCGCAGCCGTCGACCACGTACACCGCGCCGACCGCGCCGCCCTCGCCGCCGCCCACTACGACGGCTACGTCCTCGCCCTCCGGCACGTCTCCGCCGGCCTCCTGGACCAGCCCACCGACGACACGCCCCCTCACGGCCGGCACTACGACCTGGCCACGCTCCGCGCGGCCGAACAAGCAGCCGGCGTCCGCCGGCTGTACCCGACACAGCGAGAGGAGATGACGGGATGACGCAAGTCGTCGTACCCGACACCTTCCAGGGCTCGCCGCACGACGGCGAGCCCTGGCTCGGATACATCCGTGTCAGCACATGGCGCGAAGAGAAGATCAGCCCCGAACTGCAACAGGTGTCCATCCAGCAATGGGCAGCCCGCACCGGCCGTCGCATCGTCGATTGGATCGTCGACCTCGACGCCACGGGCCGCAACTTCAAGCGCCGGATCATGGGCGGTATACAGCGCGTCGAGGAACGCGAGGCCGTCGGCATCGCGGTATGGAAGTTCTCCCGGTTCGGCCGTGACCGCCCCGGCATCGCGATCAACCTCGCCCGCCTCGAACGCGTCGGCGGACGTCTGGAGTCCGCAACCGAAGACGTGGACGCTACGACGGCCGTCGGGAAGTTCAACCGCGGCATTCTCTTCGAGGTCGCCGCGTTCGAGAGCGACCGCGCCGGCGAGCAGTGGAGCGAGGCACACGCGCTACGAAGAAGCGCAGGACTACCAGCGACCGGCGGGCAGCGACTCGGCTACATCTGGTACCCGCGACGCATACCCGACCCCAACCGGCTCGGTTCCTACCTCTTGCAGCAGGAGCGGTACGAGATCAACCCGCAGACTGTCGGCGACATCGAGGCCCTTTTCGAGCGGAAGCTCAACAACGAAGGCTACGGCGCCCTCGCCGGCTGGATCAACCGGCTTGGCTACCGCACCGGCCACAACACTCTGTGGCGGGCCGACTCTCTACGCCGCTATATGCTCTCCGGTTTCGCCGCGGGGCTTCTGCGTATCCATCACCCTGAATGCCGGTGCAACTACACAGGCAACGGCGGCAACTGCAAACGGTGGACGTTCCGTGATGGTGCACACGAAGCGATCATCAGCCCGGAAACGTGGGAGAAGTACCAAGCCCACGTTGAGCAGCGCAGGCGCATTTCCCCGCGAGCCCGCAACCCGACCTACATGCTTACCGGGCTGGTTCGCTGCGGCGAGTGTCACGGGGACTGTGGTGCATCTTCCGCCCCCCGCGCCGGCGGACGCGTCTACGGACTCGCCTACCAATGCGGTACCCGAGGGAGGAGCGGCGGCACCTTGTGCACCCGGGGCGTGTGGGTACAGAGACATATCGTCGAGGACGAGGTCTTGAACTGGCTTCGGCGAGAAGCCGCCGAGGGCATCGACAACGCCCCCGCCGGACCCGTCGAGCGACCCCAGGTGAACGCAGCGCGCGACCGCGCCGCGGCCGAGCGCACCCGGCTCCAAGCGGAGAGCGACCGCATCACGCAGGGACTCGCCAACCTGGCCGCCGACCGCGCGCTCGCCCCAGACGCGTACCCGGAAGGGGTGTACGAGGCCGCACGGGGCCGACTGCTCACGCAACAGGTCGAGGTGACCAAAGCGTTGTCCATGGCGGCCGAGGTCGAACTCGCCCCCGACCGGAGCGACTACGTACCCATCGCGGTCGGCCTCCTCCAGGAGTGGGAGACCATCAACGTCCAGGAGAAGAACGCCATCCTCCGTCAGCTCATCCGGCGCGTTGTGCTCACCCGCGGCGCGATGGGCCGCAAGGGCGTCAAGGGAAGCGCACAGAACCGTATTGACCTGCACCCCATATGGGAGCCTGACCCCTGGGCCGACTAGCCCCCCACCTGCTGTATCTCACCAGATGTAGCCACCTGTTTTGCACGTTCTATCTCTGGACGAAGCACCAGAATTCAGCGGCCGGATCCTCGACGCCCTCAGACAGCCGCTCGAATCCGGACACGTCGTCGTGGCCAGATCCGCGGGCGTCGTGCAGTTCCCCGCCCGCTTCCTCATGGTCCTCGCCGCCAACCCCTGCCCCTGCGGCCGCCTCGCCCGGCAGGAAGGCGGCTGCGAATGCGCCCCCATGGCCATCCGGCGCTACCAGGGCCGCCTCACCGGACCGCTCCTCGACCGCGTCGACCTCCGCGTCGCCGTGGACGCCGTCAGCCGCACCGAGCTCTCGGCCGCCGGCGAACGCGCCGAACCCACCGCCGGCGCCGCCGCGCGGGTCCGGGCCGCCCGCGACCGCGCCGCCGCGCGCTATGCGGACACCGCCTGGCGCACCAACGGCGAAGTCCCCGGACACGAGCTGCGCCGCCGCTGGCACCCCGCACCCGGCGTCCTCGCCCCCGCCGAGCGCGACCTGGAACGCGGCCTGCTCACCGCCCGCGGCCTCGACCGCGTGCTGCGCGTCGCCTGGACCATCGCCGACCTCGCGGGCCACGACCGCCCGGGGCCGGAGGACGTGGCGGCCGCCCTGGAACTCCGCACGGGAGTCCCCCGCGGCGCCCGCACCCCGGCGACGATGGAGACCGTGGAATGA